GGACATTTTCAACCGATTGCATGCACTTGCTGTAGGAACGGCAGATGCCCGTCAAGATGGAAGCCGACGTCCCCGCGCTGCTCGCCGAGCTTGCACGGCTGCGTGGCGAACTTGGGCGCTCACGCGCCGAACTCGCCGACGCCCGCAAGGTCTTGACGGAAATGGACAAGATCATCGCCGATCTACGAAAGGAGCCATCCCATGCTTAGCGGACCGGCCCTGAATCGAATTGTCAGTAATAAAGGCGATATGGAAATAACATTATCACATAGTGTAATCCATCAAACAGTTTCAATAGATTTTAAAGAACCGGTATCATGGCTTTCAATGCCTTTGAAGGAAGCCAAAAAATTGGCTCATCGCATTCTTAAGCAAGCCCAACATTGTGAATCAACCGAGGAGTCGATCCATGCTTAGCGCCAAGTCGCTTGCCGCCCGCGGCGCCATCTCACCGAAGCAGATGCACAAGATGGGAATGCGAAAGCCCGCCATCCTGCGCCAAACGAAACATGGTGTGCCGTCCAAGATGGCGCCGTTCGAGCACAAGGACAAAGACGAGGGCCGGGCCCACGGTCGCGGCCACGCGAACTATTCCGTGGACGAAATCAACGAGCGCGCCACCCAGAAGAAGGGCCGCGTCGGCCGCGTCACCAAGGGCGGCGGCGCCCACGGCGGCACCGAGCCGGGCGCCGATCACATCAACAAGGGCGCCTTCGGACACCCGAAGTTTCCGGCCAGTGGTGACATGAAGGCCAGCAATCCGAAGACGGGGAATGTGAAAATGAAGGCCAAGATCCCGGCACAAGGCGGCCTGTACGGCGGCGGCGGGCGGAATACGCAGTAATGCCGAGCGTCTCGCAGAGCCAATCGCGATTGATGGCCGCTGCGGCGCATACGCCGGGCGGATATGGCGGCGTGCCGCAGTCGGTCGGCAAGGAATTCAACAAGGCCGATACCGGCAAGAAGCGCTCAGCGCTGCCGACGCGTATTCACAAGCTCAAGAAGGCGGGGCGGATTTCCGAGCGCGCATACCACAGAGCAATGGAGAAACGACCATGACCAGAAGGCACCGTGACGACAATCCGGCAGTCGAAGGGCAGGCCACGCCGACCGCGCCTGCCGAGCCCGATCCGCCGACCCGCGCCCGCGATCTGCTCAAGAGCATGAGCGACGCCCAGCGGCACAATGCGCCGGTCACCTCCACCATGCTGGCGGAGCTTGGCGCGCTTGTCGGTCACCTCACCGGTGAGAAGGCCCTCGCCGTCGAGCATCCAATTCTTGACGGCCGCGGCCAGCCGACCACCATCACGTTCAAGAAACCGGATGCCAGCGTCGTGATTTTCGACTGCGCCGAGGAGGCGCTCGCCTATGTGCGCTCGCTGCCGCCCGACGTGCAGCAGCGCCCGCATTGGGTGACGGCGGACAAGGCTCTCGAAGAGGCCGTCGCGTCGGTCCGCGGCAGCGACATATCGCCGGGAATCCGCGCCTTCGAGGCCGCGCTTGCCGCCGATCGTGAGGCAACGCCGCGGCACATCGACATCCCGGCTAAGCCGGAACCCCCGCCACCGCAGCCGGAACCAGTCGCAGAGCACGCATAGGGGGCGCCTGTGGCCAAGAAACCAACCCAGCACCATACCGTTCCGGAAATCCACGAGCACCTCAAGGCATTGCGCAACCATCTGCAGGTGCAGGCCAACACCAACTCGCCGATCACGCCGGCGTCGCTCGCCGAGCTGAGCGACATCATCTCGTGGGTACAGGACTACATCGAGCACCCGCCGGAGCGGGACTAATGTTCAGGACGACCAGCGAGAACCTCAATCATCTTAATCGGGTGGCGTCTTCATCGACCAAAGAAAGGACAAGGAGCTTGGCAAGCCGCCCTGCCTGTCCGAACTGTCGCCGGATGGCGTGCGTGCCGTAGGCTCCTACGGCTAGGCAGGCAGGGCGCATCACCGTGAATGTCGTCGAAAGCCGAATCGAAAGGAGAGCTATGCCTGCCCGCAAACGTAAAGTCCGCATGGACGACATCACCCGCACCCGCATTCAAGGCACCCAGCTCATCAAGCGCCTGCAGGGGCACGTGTTCGGAGAAATCAAGATGACAATGACCCAGATCAGGGCCGCCGAAATCCTGCTCCGCAAGTGCCTGCCCGACCTGGTGCAGGCCCAGGTGAGCGCGACCATCGCCCACTACATCGAAGCGCCTAAAGTGCTTAGCGAGGAAGAGTGGATCAAGAAGCGCGCAATTGTGTCTGGCGTGCCCAGCCTGGACCCCAATCTGCACTGATCGAATGCCCTGTCTTCGAGGTGTTCTATGGTGGGGCTCGAGGCGGCGGCAAAACTGACGGGGTGCTCGGCGACTTCGCGCGCCATGCCGGCGATTACGGGCATCACGCGATCGGAATCATGTTCCGCCGTGAGCGCACGCAGCTCGTCGAGACGATCGAGCGCTCACGCGCCATCTACGGTCCGATCGGTTGTCGGTATCACGAACAAGACAAAGTCTGGCATTTTCCCGATGGGGCACGGCTGCGGTTCGCATATCTGGAGCGCGATGCCGACGCCGAAGCCTATCAGGGCCACAGCTACACCAGAGTTTACGTTGAGGAAATTGGCACTTTCCCGAACGAGGGGCCGGTTCTCAAGCTGATGGCGACGCTGCGATCCGGCGCTGGCGTCCCCGTCGGTTTTCGCGCGACCGGCAACCCTGGAGGACCTGGACACTTATGGGTTAAGCGACGCTACATCGATCCGGCGCCGGCCGGCGACAAGATCATCATCGACCCGATAACAAAGCTTAAGCGCGTTTACATCCCGAGCCGGCTCGCCGACAATCGTTACCTCGGCGAGGACTATGTGCAGCGGCTGCGCGCCTCGGGCGGGCCCCAGCTCGTCAAGGCGTGGTTGGAAGGCGACTGGAATGCGATCGAAGGCGCCTTTTTCGACTGCTGGAGCCAAAAGAACATCATCCGGCCGTTCGAGATTCCGAAAGAATGGATTAGGTTTCGCTCGGGAGATTGGGGCTCTGCTTCACCGTTTTCAATCGGATGGTGGGCCGTTGTCCAGGACGACCACGAGGGAGATGGAACGGCGGACCTGCCGCGCGGCGCGCTCGTCCGCTACCGCGAATGGTACGGCTCGGAAAACCCGGCGGCGAGCGACAAAGGGCTCAAGCTTACCGCGGAGCAAGTCGGAGATGGCATCGCCAAGCGCGAAAAGGGTGATGCCAAACTCGCCTATGGGGTTATGGACCCTTCGGCGTTTCGCGAGGACGGCGGGCCGTCGATTATGGAGCGCCTCAATGGACGCCTCATCGCTGCGGGACTTGCGCAATTCCGTGCAGCAGACAATACGCGAGTTGCAAGCGCTGGAAGCCGTGATCGACGAGGCCCGATGTCGGGCTGGGACCAGATGCGGGCGCGTATCATCGGGCAAGAAGGGCAGCCGATGGCGTATTGGTTTGAAACCTGCGTCGCCTCCATCCGCACTATTCCAGTCCTCCAGCACGATCCCGACAAGCCCGAAGATTTAGACACCAACTCTAGCGATCACTGTGCTGATGATGCACGCTACGGTATGCTATCGAGACCCTGGCGCCGGTTTATCCCGCCGCCCGATCCGGCCAAAGACGCCTATCGGCCGCCCGGCGACGACATGGATGGCGTGGCGTCGAGCGTGAAGCTGTTGTGATATGGGCAACCGCCATGAATGACCACGACATCATGCAGGCCAATGACCTCTCCAAGGTCGAGGTACACCAGACCATGGAAGCGGCGTGGGCCGATCTGGAGAAGACGTTCTTCGCCGATCTGCCGGGCAAGCAACGCCGCGACGCCAAGCTGTGCTTCTATAGCGGGGTGCGGGCGGCGGTGAATCTGGTCATCCTGTCGGCCGGCCTGACCGGCACGGTCGAAGGCGCCGTCGACACGATCGTCGCCGAGATCGTCGCGTACGACAAGCAGGCGGCCGGGGACATCCGCGCCGAACTCGGGCTGAACTGAGGAGAGCTGGCCATGAGCATCGGCCTGGTGTTCTGGATTCTCATGTTGCTATGGTTCATTTTCGCGCTGGCATGGCACTGGGGCACTGTGCCGGCAGCCTATGGGCCACTCGGTAATGCGGTGCTGCTGTTCATCCTGTTCCTGCTTTTGGGGTGGGCAATTTTTGGCCAGCCGATTCGCGGCTGATGGCCGTCATGAAGATTATCGGGGCGAGGTCCGACACCAGCGACATCGGGCTTGCGAAGAACGACGAGGGCGTCGCGTTTCGCTGCGGCACCTGCGAGTATTACGATCGCGGACTGTGCCACAACCCGAACCCGAAGCTTAACCGCAGGGAAGTCGGCGCGCACTGGTGCTGCAATTTGTACGATCACAAGGGCATGAAGGTGGTCGTGTGACCGATATCGTGATCGATCCCAATTCACAGAAGGTCATGGCGGCCATCGACAAGATGAAGCCCGCCATGCGCGCGCTCGTTCACGAGTATGGGTTTCTCATCGTCCACAACATGATCGCCGACGGCTATCGCGATCCGGTGGCGCTGCGCCCGCTGCTCGAAACGTGGCGGCAGCGACGGCAAGAGGCTTTGTTGAGTCGCTAGCCAGTTTTATCAAAGTTGATGATCGGCTTGTTGTCATTGGCCGCCATTGATTCCAGTTTTGTTTGCTTGGGTGTCTCGAAGTCGAGCTTGAGTTGGTTGTCGTTCGCCGGTATGGGCACATTCCAGCCGCGATGCATCTGCTCATGATGTTCGTTGCACAGCGCCATCAGGTCTTCCGGGCCCTCATGACCGAGCTTGGAATAGTTCAGGTGATGAACGACCTTTGCGGGCCGCCCGCAGCCAGGGTATTCGCACATGTAGCCGGCACGGCGCATTTGTTCTTGGCTGGCCTTTCGCCAATGATGCGAGCGCAGGTAGTGCTTGCGGTAGAATTCTGACTTTGAGCCGGGCTTGGATGCATATTCGGATGATTTAGGCTTGGGCATGGGAACAGTCCTCCGTTGTGAAGGACAGCAACAATGTCACGCAAAAAGCAGCTGTCAACAAGTCGGAATGACACAAAACTGCGGTGACCGCAGTTTTTCCGCAGTTAAAAAAGTTGATGAGGGTGCTATGGATCATGACGGAAGCGGGCACTGGACGAATGGAAACGGCTATCGGAATCCACCTGGGAGGTGTCTTAATCCAAATGGAAGACGCGGAATGTCATGGGAAGATAAAATGATCTACCGCGCAATTAGAGACTCAGAACGAGAAATTTGGGAATGGAAATGGAAGATGCTCTGGTTACAAGATGGGTATCCGGGTGAACAGGAATTATTCAATTTAATTAGAGTCAGGCCGCCAGGTCGGAAGAGATAATTACCATGGTAGTCGCTAATCGCCTCTCCGAGATCAGCCCCGACCAGGAAGACTGGGACGGCGACGAGCAGGGCTACCTGCCGGTGTCGCGGTTGCGCGAGAAGTACATCGGCTATCTGACGGTGAAGGTGCAGGAATACGAAGAACAGAAGCTCTCCCGGCATTATTATCACGGATCGCAATGGACACCCGAGGAAATCCGCATCCTGCGGCAGCGCCGACAGCCGATCATCACGTTCAACGAAATCAGCACCAAGCTCGATCAGGCCGTCGGTTTGATCCAGCGCATCAGGCAAGACCCGAAGGCCTATCCGCGGCACCCGCGCAACGCCGACGGCGCCGAGCTGGCGACGCAATGCGTGCGCTACGTGCTCGACGGCAGCGAGTGGGAGTTTCTCGACAGCTATTGCGCCGGCCAGGCGGCAATGGAAGGCATTGGCGGGATCGAGCTCAAACTGATCGAAGGAGATCACGGTGATCCGGATATCGGGCTGGATTTCATATTTGGCGACGACTTTTTCTATGACCCGACGTCATTTAAGCCGGATTTTTCGGACGCCCGTTACAAGGGCATTTCGAAATGGCTTCACGAAGAGGCGGCGATTGAACTATTCCCGGACAAGGAGGAGGAACTTCGTTCTCTGATGGTGGAGACCGGATTCGACCTAACGACGCACGCCGATAGAGAATTTAAATGGGTGTATGCGAATGAGCACCGCGTGAGATTGGTTGAGCATTGGTATAAAAATAGAGGGCGCTGGTATTGGGCCTTCTATGTCTCAAATCTCCTACTCGACCAAGGACCATCGCCTTTCGTCGATCAGCGCAAGCGCTCGACCGACCGGTTCATCATGTTTTCCGCCGCAGTGGATCACGACGGAGATCGTTACGGCTTCGTCCGCAATCTGAAAGGTCCGCAGGACGAGGTCAACCAGCGCAGAAGCAAGGCGCTGCATATCAGCAACACGAGTCGACTGACAGTTGAAAAAGGCGCCGTCGATGACGTCGAGACCACGCGCCGCGAAGCCGCCCGGCCGGATGGCGTAATCGAATTCAACAAGGGCTTCCAGCCGCCGGCCGAAAAGGAAAAGCAGGAAGACTTGTCGGCGCACCTCGCGCTGATGCAGGACGCCCGTAACCGCATCGTCGGCTGGGCCAACGTCATGCCCGACAAGATCAGTCAGGAGGATGCGCCAGGACATTCCGGCGTCGCCATCAACATGCTGCAGAAGGCCGGGCTCGCCGAGCTGGGCACGTTCTTGCGCAATTACAAGGCATGGAAGCTGCGGGTGTATCGCAACGTCTGGTGCGCCATCCAGCACAATTGGCAGGCCGAACGCTGGATTCGCGTCACCGACAACGACGGCGTCAAGCAGTTCCTACAGGTGAATGGGCTCACTCTCGATCAGTTCGGCATGCCGACGATCGTCAACGCCATCGGCCAGCTCGATGTCGACATCGTCATAGACGAGGGCCCGGACAACGCCAACCTGATGCAGGACGCCTATGAGATCATCAAGGACGATCCGACCATCCCGTGGCAAATCAAACTCGAATTCATGCCGATGCCGTCGTCGTTCAAGCAATCGCTGATGCAAAAACTGCAGCAGCAGGCGCAGCAGCCCGACCCGAAGATGCAGGCCGAGCAGCTCAAGGCGCAGACCGCGCAGCAAAAGAGCCAGGTCGACATGGCGACGGCCCAGCACAAGGCACAGGCCGATCAGCAGAAGTCTGCAATCGATCTCCAGGCGCGCCAGGTGCAGGCGCAGGCCGAGATCGCCAACGCACAGCAGGACGCGCTCGCCCGCCAACAGGACGCCCAGCGCGAGCGCGAGGCGCATGCCGCGGATATCCGCATCGAGGGTGTGCGTGCCGAAGTCGAGCGGCAGAAGCTCATGCTTGAGATGGAGCAATCGCGCCAGGAGCACGCATTCAAGATGCGGGAACTGCAGGAACAACACATCACCGCCATGGCCCAACATGCCGCCAAGCGCAAAGAAGCAGCGGCGCGACCAAGGGCGAGGGCCGAGACATGAGAGCCGTTATAGCGGCGGCCCTTGCTATTCTGGCGGCGCCTGCGGCGGCGCAGTCGTCGTTTCCGACGCCGGGCGGGCAGACGATACCTGGCCTCGTCGTCATGTGCGTCACCGGAGGCCTGGCGCGGCCCTGCACGGGGACTGTGACCAGTGGCCCAGATTCCAGGTTCACCACGCCCGGCGGGCAGACGGTTGGCGGCGCGGTGCAAATGTGCCTGTCCGGCGGCTTGGCAATTCCATGCGGTGGCGTCGGTGGTCCCGCGTCATTCCCGACGCCCGGTGGTGCGATCGTGCCGGGCGTCGTCTTCATGTGCCTCACCGCTAATAAGGCAATGCCGTGCACGGGAACCGTCACCTCGGGCCCGGATGGCACGTTCACCACGGCCGGTGGGCAGACAGTGGGCGGCTTGCTGCAGATGTGCCTTATGACCGGCAAAGCTGTTCCATGCACGGGGTCGGTGACCGGTGGCCCGGACGGCACCTTCACGACGCCCGGCGGTCAGACGATCGGTGGCCTGGTGCAAATGTGCCTATCCGGCGGCTTGGCCGTAACTTGCTGAGGCGATAATCATGCCGTCATTACCGGCTAACATAAGGGTCAATGCAGCATTCCCGTTTCCGGCCCAGGTCGCCGGATCGGGCCCGATCTCGATTGGCAGGCAGTCCGGCATTTGGACGGTCGGCTACGATGTCAGTCGGTTTGTGCCGACCACGCCGCCGTCATCGGCGCTGGCGACGGATTACACGCTGGTCTGGGACAGCGTGGCAAAGACATTCATCAATGTGCCGTTGGCCGCGCTCATTGGTTCAATCTTGCCAGATAGCGGCGTCATTCCAGGCGCATACACGAATACAAATCTCACGGTCGACTCCAAGGGCCGCATAACCGTGGCCACGAATGGAACCGGTGCTGGCACTGCCGTCCAGTATGACACCGCCCACGGCGCAAATTCCCTGGCATCTGCACACGTTCCCCCCTCGGCCAACATCGTGCAAACCGGCGGCTATGCGGCAGTCGGCGATGGCGGCGGCGCACTCTACCAGCGCATGCCAGGAGCCCCGACCTATCCGACCTACGCGATACAGGATGCTGGTGGCACCTATTGGCAATACATCCCCGAGGCCGCCGGATGGAACGCCAAGGTGGCTGGCGTGGTCGCCGATGGCTCGGCGGACGACAGCCCCAACCTGATGAACGCGCTGTTGCCGTTTCAGAGTTCCGAGATCATTGCCGGCGGAGGTAATCGCACTGGAACGCTGTTGTTGCCGGCCGCAACCATGCTTTTGAGGGGGCCGATTTACATAACAGGAGGGAACTCCCCTGCGCTCGGCATTTTAGGACAATCACAATCGGCCACGGGCGGATCGGGGCCGAGCATGACGGCATTTCAATGGGGTGGTGTCGGAACCTACCCGAGCATGGTCATTTTGTATGGAGCGAACCAATTCATAATCGAGGGCGTCAATTTCAACGGCACCACCGGGTCGAATCTGGTGAACGATGTTCACATCACCGCCGACAATCATCTTCAAACTCCAGGGTTCGCACAATTGCACTTGGCGGGCGGCCCATATCCTGCCGGCGTGAACACGTTCGTCTGCGACAACGTCATATCGGGCGGCGGCACTGCCGGTCTGCAGGTCGGCGCGTCGGTCGGCATCGGTTTGGGCAGCTCGATATCCGGGGTGTCGAATTTCGAGATCGTGTATGTGACCGCGCTCGTCGGAACGAATGGATTCACTGCGACATCGACCCAATCTCATTCCTCCGGAGAGAACGTCGGAAACAGCCCTCCGACCAACAACATCACATTCAGTAGATGCGCGTTCTCCGTGCCGCCTCCGTTCGTAGACAACAAGAGCTGCGCCGTTCTCGTCGGCAATCAAATCCAGAGCACGGTTCAGGCCGCTCAAATAATACTGGATAGCTGCATATCCGTCGGCGGGGAATATCGCAACAGTGTCACCATCTCCGTCGGCAGTCCGGCGGTAATCACCGATATCGGCTACAAGATGCTCGCCAATACTCCAATTCAATTCGACCAAGGTGACACGCTGCCGTCCGGCCTGTTTCATGGGTTCAATTATTATGTTCTGCCGATCAACGCCAATACTTACAACGTGTCGCTCACGCCGGGCGGGGCACCGATCGCCACGACGCTCGCCGGGTCCGGAACACATGTGCGCAAGGCGCAATCATACACCGGACTCAGGGCGATAGTCGGTGGCAACATTAAAAACTACAACATTAATAATAGTATATTCAACCACTGCCAATATGGTCTCGCCGGCGAATCGTTTTCTGGCAGCGTCCAAATCACATATCCTACGTTTGCCGGAAACTTTGTCGCGGACATACTCGCCAACGGCGCGACGAATATAGATGTGTTCTCGGCCGAAACAGAAAGCGCCGGCCAGCGGTTCTTGAGCGGAACAGGCGGTGCAGGCGCGCAATCCGCCACGGTCAAGCAGGTGTCTTATCAGAGCGGGCTGCCGTCCGATGGATACGTCATAGACTGGTTCGGAAACCTGATCATGGAGGGATGCTCATGGTTCAACCAGGCGCCCACCGGCAGCCCGATCGCCGGGGCGTGTCCCGGGGTCAGGAACGGAGCCGTATCGAATTCTGCGTTTGCAACGACATTGGCGCCTTCCGCCACGATATCGATCGGGTGCTATTGGCAGTTCGGCGGACCCGATGTCGCGGTGTTTTATGATGGTTCCAACAGTCCTATGGACTTCGGTCCCTCGGCGCTGAACGAGTGGCGATTGGTTCAGTTGAATGATTACGGAGACCATGGTCCTTTCAGGCAGAAAATGGGAGACCTGGGAATAATAGCTGCAAGTCTCGACAAATTTACAATCAGTCCCGGCGTCATCATCGGCAATCATGGCCAGATCGGAGAATTCGTACAAGCGTACACGATTCCGTATACGGCGTTCACGTCCAGCTCCACGGCTCAGACGCTCAGCCTCGGAAGACTGCCGCCGCACGTCGTCGTCACCGGGGTCATAATGGATGTGACGGTGCCGTTTACGGCGCTTGGTGGCACGACGTTTCTTCGCTGCGGATCGGCCAATGTCGGGGGCGGAGTCGATAGCTTCATCAATCTGTTCGACGCCAGCACGGCTGCTGTCACCAAGGGGCTCGTGGATGCGGACTTCGGGCCGAGTCTCAAATTCGGAAACGCCCCAGCGGCAGGCAGTCCAATATTGACCGGAGGGACGACCAATCGCCAAAGCGCTTTGGGCTATGCCACTCTGGCTGCAGGAGGGTGGACCGGTGGCGGAGAAGGAATCAATGTGCAGATAGTCGCCAGTGGGCCAGTCAACACACTGGGGGCCGGTAGTGTGAGGGTGATCTTCAGTTATCTAAAATATAGATAATGGACGAAGTATCACCAACAAAGTATCGAAGCATACCATCGCCCGGCCCGAGCGAAATCGGGCCACCCAATCGCGGGAGGGCGCTCCCGCCCCGGACGGGCCGCCGACATAGGCCCGGGCCCCAGTGGATGGGCCGCGCAAATCCGCCCCGGACAAACCGCCGATACAGGCTTGACAGAAGGAACGGCCATCATGGCGCGTGAGCAAATTCCTACGGAAGAAGAGATCATTGCCGACGCCATTGCCGGCACCGAAGCCGAAATCTTCGACGAGGCGACTGGACAGACAGGCGGCGACGACGACGGCGACACCTCCCTGGAGGAGATGGACGACGACGATGTCCCGGGCGACACCGAGGAGGGCGAAGAGCAGACCTCGGAGGAAAGCCCGGACGGCGATGAAGAACAGGACGAAGAGATCGATGCGCAGGAACCGGAGCCGGAGCGCGATGAGCGCAGCCGTATCCCTTCCAGCCGCCTTCGCGAGGAGGCCGACCGCAGACGGGCCGCCGAGCAGGAACGCGATGCCTATCGCGCCCAGCTCGCCGCCTTCCAGGCCCAACTGCAGATGCAACAACGTCCTCAACCGCAGGAACCAGCAAGCAAGCCGGATATATTCTCGGACCCGGAAGCATGGGCTGCAAACCAGCGCGCCGAAATCGCGCGCGAGTTCTCGGCCCGTCACGTCAATAGCTCGATGGCCGATGCCCACGAGGAGCATGGCCAGGAATTCGAAGCGGCATACCGAGCATTGACGTCGCTCAATCCGGGCGATCCCAGCAACCGTGCCATGGTCCAACGCATCTACGATGCGCCCAATCCCGGGCGCGCCATCATGCGCTGGTATGGCGAGCAGAAAATCCTGCACGAGATGGGTGGCGACCCTTCCGCATACCGGCAGAAGGTCGCCCGGGAAATCATGTCCGACCCGGAGTTTCGCAAGCAGTTCATCGCCGAACTGCGTGGCGAGGCTCAACAAGGAAATGGCGGCCGTGCGCGAACAACCGTGCGATTACCGAAATCACTCAACGAGGCCAGTGGAAGCGGATCGGCCAGAACCGGCGATCCGGAACTCTACAACAACTCGGATGATTCGGTGTTCGCATACGCTATGAAATAGGCTCGGCTTTGCCGCTTCAGCCGGCCGTGACTTTGAAAGGGTCACGCCATGGCTGTCACGACAGTACAAAGTAACAACAAACTCATCGTCTTCCGAAAGGAAGTCACGCGGGAATACATTCGCCAGAATCTGTTCTCGCCGTACATCGGGTCGGAACTCACTGCCATCATCCGGGTCATCAATGATCTTAAAAAGGGCGGTGAGCAGATCAACATCCCGCTGGTCGCCCGCCTGAAAAACCAGCCGGTCTCGACCGGCACCTTGGTCGGCAACGAAGAGTCGATCGACAACTACGGCGATAGGGCCTGGATCGATTGGGCCCGCAATGCCGTACGTATTCCGCGGTCGGAAGAGCAGAAATCAAGCATTGACCTGTTCGGGCAGGCGAGACCCTTATTGGAGGATTGGGGAAAAGAACTTCAGCGCGACGAGATCATCGACGCGTTCTATGCGGTGCCGCTCGACTCCACCGCGCCCGCTGGCCTGGGCTCGGCCTCGGGACAACGCGTCAACGGCGTATTCTTCGACTCGGCCACCGCCGCCCAGCGCAATACTTGGTTGACCGACAATGCCGACCGCGTGCTGTTCGGCGGCGCTCAGGGCAATCTCGCCGGCACCTGGGCGCTCTCGGCAGCCAACGTCACCTCGGCCATGACGGCATCGGCTGCGAGCCTGAACAAAATGAAACGGCTCGCCAAAAAGGCCAACCCGAGAATCAGGCCGTACAAACTCAAGAACGGACGCGAGTACTTCGTGGTGTTTTTCGGTTCCAACGAGTTCAGGGACCTGCAGAACGACACCACGATCATCATGGCGAACACACAGGCGCGCCCGCGCGAAGGCGACGGACTCGACAAAAATCCGCTCTTTCAGGACGGCGATCTCCTCTACAACGGCATGATCATCCGCGAAATCCCGGAAATGGATGTCCGCCTGCCGGTCACCTACACCACGGCAGGCTCGGGCGGCATCCAGATCGCACCTGCGTTCCTGTGCGGGCAATCCGCCATGGCCTGGTGCTGGGGCCGCATGCCGACGCCAACGTTCCTGAAAGAGGACGATTACCAGTTCTTCCGGGGCGTCGGCATCATGATGGCCTATGGCATGAAAAAGATCGCCAAGAAGAACCCGGCGGGGGCCTACAAAGAGTGGGGGGTATTTACTGGGTTCTTCGCAGCCGCAGCGGATACGTAATACTGGTCCAGCTCTTGCCATTCACAATGGCGGAAATGGCCGTTTTGGAGACGCCAAATTGTGCGGCGATGGCGCTTCTTGATACACCTTCTTTAGCCATCGCCATCACTTTATGGATGTCCTCTTCCGTCAGCTTCGCTTTGTAATGGCTAGCCCCTTTCGCGCGATTGAGACTCGGGCTCAGTTCCAGATAGCAATGCTTCATGTTCTCGGAGCGAGTCATAAGTTCCAGGTTCTCCAGACGGTTATCGCTGCGGTCTCCGTTTCGATGATTGATCTCTAGGCCCTCAGGTATCACGCTGCGGAAGGTTTCAAAGACGAGCCTGTGAATGTAGCAACGCTTACGCGGCTCGCCTTCCACCTGCAGATAAACCGCAAGGTACCCGTTCGGCTTCAAATCCGGACGCAACAATCGCCAGATGGGACGCCTTCGTTTCCCGTGCCAGCTGAGAGAAGTTCTCACAAGTTGACCATCGTCAGATATCGAGAACGTACTTTCGAACCCGTGAACCGGCTTCCAATTTGGCATGATGAACCCTCCTATTCGGAATGTACCATAGGGGGATTTTATCACAAGGTCAAGTCATCGAAAGGATCAATCTCATGAAGCTCTTCCGCAATCTCGCGGCGGCGTCCGGCATCGCTCTGTCGATGCTGGCGACCGCCCACATGGCCCTGGCGCAGCCCGGGCCGATCGCGCCGCGCTCGTTCTCGCCGCGGCTATTCCCGACACAGCAAACGCATTACCTGCGGTTTTCCGTGTCGTTCAACTCGTGCGTCTATGTCGCGCTTGTCTGCAGCGTGAAGGTGGGGGCAGTTCCGTACAACGCCTTTATCGTTCGCGGTTACGAGCAGACCACTACAACGTGGAATGCCGGCACCTCGGCCTCGATCGGTATCGGCACCGTGGTGCCTGCCGTCAACCTCGTCGCTTCGCAGGCGGTGACTACCGCCGGCAACATGGCGGTTCTGACGATCGCGGCTGCGGGTGGCGGCATCTCCGTCACCGGCAACAATATCGCTCCGACGGGTGTCGAAGGTGGATTCGACATCTGGGCGACGATTACCATCGTGGGCGCCTTGCCGACCGCGGGACAAACCATCATGGCGATTGAATACATCGCCCCGAACGATGGCGCCTGCATCAACGTCCCGCTGGGGTCGGCCTCGCCGGCCTGCTGAGCGTTTGTTCGGAGGGTCGCCCACAGTGCCCTCCGAATACGTCGGACGCGGCGCGTCCTCCATGGCGTTGACCGCGTCCGATTTCATGACGGATAAATTGCCGAATGGCGAGCAGGGTGCAAATAAATCTAGGTGGTGGCGACCTCAGCACGCAGATGGCTCTGAATGTCTTCAACAGCGCCATCAACATCGGTTTCAGCGGAGGTTCTACGCCGGCGGCGCTCGATGCATTCGGCTATCCGGTCCGTAATTTCAGCGGGACCATCGACTATTTCTTCTCGTCCAACGTGCTCGCCACTAATGGGCCGTGGGTGCTGTCATGGCCGGCCGGTAGATCCGCATTCACGCTGCAGATTCAAAGCGCGACGTTCGCCTCCAATGCCGTGAATTGCACGATCACCAACGGCAGCGGCTCCGGTACGTTGCAGGTTGTCGGTACGGGTGGCGCCGGCAGCGTGACGCTGAACTTCGTGAACGCGGCAAGCACGAACCTCGCGACACTGCAGATGCTGGGCTCGGACGGCCGATGGAATACCAACACCGGCGGCGTGATGTCCCTCGTGCGCCAGAGCGATGCCGCCGCCTATGCGGGCGGCCAGTACTGGACATCGGAATTCATCAAGCTCATCAAGGACCTCTCCCCGCGCTCGATCCGTCCGATGGGCTGGAACCTGCCGCGTGGCTCCAACGTCGACAGCAACGAAACATTGTGGGCCTACCGCAACACGACGAACCAGCTTTCGTGGTTCGCGCCCTCATATCCGCCAACCGCATGGGCTGGCGGCGCCGGAACGGCTGGCACTATTACTGCCGACGGGAACGGCAACTATAGTTGCGCGGCCGCCACCGACACGACTGCATCTGGCTGGGCCGACGGCGAGATGATCATGGGGATCATCAGCGCTGCCGCCCCAGGAATGTTTGTGACTGGAGCCGCCAACAACGGCGGCAATCTGCAACTCACCGTGTCGGGCGGGGCGACGGCCGGGATCACGGTCGGCCAGGCCGTGAAGATAGCCGGTGTTGGTGGCTCGCCGAGCGCCAACGGATCGCATACGGTTACCGCAACCGGTGCCTCGACCGTTACGATCAACGTTGCTTTCGGGAGCGGATACAATACGGGCGGCGGTGGCGCCATCGGCTATCAGAAATTCTCCGTGACCGGCAAGAGCGGCGGTGCGAAATTGATCTTGAATGTCCTCGGGCAACCGTTGGGCTTCGGTGACTCTGGAATCCTGGTCAGCCATCCCGCATCGACGTTCGTATACGACAAAGTGCTGGACTGCGTTCTGTATGGCGATGGCGGGCTCACGCCGCAGCCGCCCCTTGAAGCACAGTGCCAGCTTGCCAACAGCATCGGTTGCCGGCTGTGGTACAACATCCCGACCTGGGCGACGGATGGCTATATCACCAACGCCCTGAATGTGATTTTTTCCAATCTGACCGGCATCGTGGAGCTGGAGCTTGGGAACGAGCTGTGGAATTTCCAATTTGTCGGCACGCAGTGGTGCGCGCAGCGGGCATCAATCCTCGGCCTGGGCGGCAACCTCGACTATCAGGCCCTGCGGAATCGCCAGATCATGGGCAACCTCGTGCCCGCCAGCTCCTATGGCGGCGCGGCGGCGAAGATCAACCGCCTTTACGCGTTCCAGAGCGGCAGGGGTTTTGGAGATACCGGCATCACGTTCTATTTCGAGGGCCAGAGCCTCGGCGCGAGCGGCCAGAATGCCGCCTATTATGCCTTCGTCGGCGGCACCGGCATCGATTACAGCGCGGTCGGAAACCGTCCGATAGATTTCACGGACACCATAAGCTACGCGCCCTACTGGAATGGCATAGGGATCGCGAGCGGCGGAACCACCGTTGGCCCGTTCTCGAGCTACCCAAGCAACGTCACGATGTTCCAGAACATCATAAACAACACCCCCAGCAACATCGCAGCCGCAAACGCCATCATCGACAACGACATCCGAAACGGCAGCGATCGCGATCAGACATTCACGGTGGCCGGCTCTCCGACGACGTTCACGACGCCGGCGGCCCACAACTTTTCGAACAATGATCCGATCCAGTTCAAGGTGACGGGGGGCACGACGTACAGCGGCATCGACACCACTGCCATGTATCTCGCCCAGTCCGTGACGGCGAACACGTTCACTGCCCAGAAGCTGACGAACGACATCCCGGGATCGGCAATCAACGTGGGCTCGGCCGGGACGGGAACGACAACGGTCGGGTCTCCACACAATGACACCGTGTTCTTCCTCGCCAACCATAATTTCCTGAAATGGGAGAAGGTCGCCGCCAGCTATGATGCGACGCGTCCGTCGGGCAAGGGGCCGCTCGGCGTCGAGATGTATGAAGGCTCAGGCGACCTGAGGACGCCTAATGCCTCCCAGTGCACCAGCCTCGGCCTGGCGGCCGGAACTGATGTCACCCTGGCCACAGCCGTCATCAACTACAAGAACAGCCAACTCGCCAAGGATACCTATGTTTTCTACTACAACACCTTTTTCGGGTTGCAGCCGGGGATGTCGACCTTCGGGCTGATGGCCCATTCGACCGGCGCTTCGCATCTGGCGCTGAGCGGGGCAATCGGCGGCGGCGGTGGCGAGTTCAGTCTGGTCGCCGACAACAACCCGTCAAATCCTCTGCCTTATCAGTGGTATTACGGGGTTCAGGCATTCAATCAAGCCACACAAGGAGGAGCTACGATGTCCACCGCGAATGATGCACTGCTGCTTGCGCTCGGCATCAATGGAAGGTTTCCCGTTTTCGACAACATGAGCGCAACAGCGTCCAACACGACACAGGCGACGGCGATCGTGTGCAATAGCCCGGTGAACCGCTTTACCGTGGTGTCAGGCGCTGGCGTGGCCGTGCTGCCATCTGTATTATCAGAAGAGGCCGATCCGATAGCGTTCGTGATCAATGATGGCGCCAACGCATTGCCCGTGTTCCCAGCTACCGGTGAAACGCGAAATGGCACGCTCAATTCATCGCTATCCGTTCCGGCAGGTCAGGCGGCGATATTCATCAAGGTGAACGCGGCGCAGATCGGCAAGGGCG